GCGGAGGCGGCGCTGTTCGAGAAGTGCCCACATTGTGACGGCGACGGCGATGAGCCGAATGCTGACAACGACGTAACCGGACCGCCCGTCTGTTCGATGTGTCTCGGAGAGAAGTACATCCGTGCCCGCAGGCAGGTGCCGGAGGGGCATGTCGTGGTTCCGCGCGAACAGGACGGGGAGGAGTGAGATGGACGACGTCATTCTCGAAGGTGTGCTCCACAACGACGTGATCGTGCAAAACGTGTTCGTCGTGGAGGCGGCCGGGCGCCGGCCGAAAACTGTGCGCCGCCGGTACGTCAGGGCGGCGTCCGCGGAGCGCGCGATCGAGGTCGGTCGCCGGCTTCTGCGCTCACGCAAGGTTACGGCCCGGCCCGCATACGCGCGGCTGGATCTGTCGATGTCGAAAATCAGGGGGACTCAGTGATGTGGATCGCTGCGAAGAATGCTTTTCTGTCGATCGTGCGGTATGAACCCGGGGATGAGGACGATCGGAACGACCACTTCCTCGTCCGCGCGCGCCTCGCGCTGGATCTGGAGCGCGTTTTCGGGGCCGGCATCCATTCGGTTGAAACGTCCTCCGCGGATTACCGCTTTCGGGCGATTCTGTCGCGCAAGGCCGTCGAGGATGCAATTGTCGAACAGCTCCAGCACATCGACTATCCGAACTTCAAATGCGCCGTGCATGTGCAGCGCGCAACGCAGGATCCGATGCGCGACATACGGTATGCGGCCTATACGGGCGTATGGGAAGCAATGGCTGGTGCTCAGAGCGCAGCGCACGGGCGGCCCTACTCGTCGAATGCCTACGACCACGAGCCCGAGCTCGATTGGGGGGCGGCCGAGGCCATGCGCGACCAGCGGCTCGAGGAACTGCACGACGTCGGGGTCGATGATTGGGTATGCCCGGACTGCGGGGAGGGCCCGGGCTACTGCCAGTGTTTCGGGACCGGCTGATCCCCCCCCTGCCAGCCGGCCCGGCGGGGCGCCCTCGTGGCGCCCCGTTTTCGTTTCGGGTTCAGATCAGGCGTTTGCCGGCGATAGCGTAATGCCCGGGAAGGCCCCGGTGCCGTACTTCCGGCCTGCCTCGCGCGTGGCGCCAAGGCCGAGTCGCACAGCCCGCCATATCTTCCAGTCTTGAATCAGGCTGTCCTCGATCGCGGGGACGGCCTCGCGGATGGTGAATCCGCCGCCATGCCACGGGCCGTCGCCTGTAATGTCCGGCAAGAGGTGCTCGGGGAAATAGGACAGCGCGGGATAGGCCCATCCGACGTCAAGCATGAGCAGCCCCCCGCTTTCGACTCGGTACAGCTCTGCAATGGGGCGCCCTGCCTCACCTCGTCCCTGTCCGCCCGGGGGGTCCAGCACGAGCGGGATATCCGCGTCCCGGTGCGCTTCAAATGCGGAGATCACGTCCATCTGGCTACTTTACTACGTCCTCGAGCGCACGCCCATCCGGCCACTGATCGTATCCGTGGTCGCGGAAGATCTTCAGGACGGCCTGCCGCTCGGCATCCCCCGCGGTCTGGATCTTGAGGATGTCGTCGAACAGGGACAGGCCGCCCTTGAAGATGGTTTCGTTGTCGCCGTTCCAAGCCGCACGTGCCCACTCGTCGGGGCCCACCTGCCGGTTTTCCTGCACGCCGGACGTAACCCGACCGAATCGGTCGCCGTCGTAGCTGATCGAATCGAGGCGCTTCAGAAGGTCCGGCTTCCACCAGATCCCGCGCGCCTTGCTCGAGCGCGACTTGATCCGGGTGAAGAAGTAGGAGGCGCCGCCGCTATCGAGGTCGGCGTCGGGGCTCATTCCCCGTGGCAGGATGCCGCGGCGCAGCTTGTCGATCGTCGGCGCCATCTTGCCCCCGCTATCGAGGATCCGCTGAAGCGTATCGCTCAGGTTGCCGCCGCCCGTGATTCCGTGCCAGAGGGCATGCGTCTTGGCGAAGGCGTCCCACTCGGGGGTGTCGAGGTCTGGCCGGAAGCGCCGGACGTATCCGTGCCCGAAGGCCTCGAGCTGCCCCTTGGGGTCGTAGTGGGGGAGACTCGTAATGTCTCGGCCGATCTTCTGCGAAAGGAAGTCTCGCATCGCCTGCACGCGCTTTGGCTGGTCTGTGATTCCAGCGATTGCGCGGTCGAGGTCTTTGTCGTCGCGCCGGTGGTAGGCGATCTGCCGCAGGTAGACTTCTTCCATGTCGAGATCGCTTGCGCGTGATCCGTTGACGCCGATCTTCTCCATCGCCGAGAACACCTTCTCGGCTGCGGTGGCGTCGTTGCCGTCGACCTCGACCATGAGGCGATTCCGTAGTGCGAACGAGCCGTTGCTGCTCGGGAAGTAGTGCACGCGCACGCCGCCGCCGAGGTCTGCGACGTAATGCGTGGCATCGCCCGCCCGGATCGCCTTCCCGGTCGCCGTGGCGAACGCGCGCTGCACCTGCGCTTCCGTGTACGGGCTTTTTGTCTGAAGCTGCCAGACCACGCCCGATTGCTTAACGTCGCCCGGGACCGCGATCTTTGCGTCCACGTGCATCGGAGAGCTCGGGTTCCAGACGATCTTTTCGCCCACGGCCTTCGTGTCGAAGTAACCGCGCATGGTGTCGATCCACGGCCCATAGTTATCGTCGAAATTCTTGAGCGACTTGGGCTTCAGGTGCCCGGCCCGGATCTCCGCTTCCAGCTCTGCCCGCGCCTTGGCGTGCAGGTCCAGCAGCTTCGAGATCCGGTCCATGTCCTTCTGTCGCAGGCCGTCTTTCGGCCCGTTTGTCGCCACGCCCTTGATGGTCTCGATCAGGCTTGTGTCGAGCTCTTTCTGCCGGGGGACGGTGGGCGAGCCCGAGGCGCGGGTCACGGCATTGTCGAGGCGTTCGGCGGCCCCGCCGCGGATCTTCATGTCGGCGTTGGTCATCGCCTTGCCCGAGGCGCCCTTCTGCTGCCAGAGCAGCACGTTCTGGTCCTCGACCTCGTCCCCGTCCGTGCGGATGGCGTAGCCGTTCTGGCGAGAGTCGGAGATGCGCGCGGCCTCGGCCTCGGTCACGCGCGCGCCAGCATCAGCCGGCGGGGGTGCGGCCGCCGGGGGCTTCTCGACCTCGGGGAACTGCCTGATGATGTCGGCGCGTCTCGCCTTGAGCGTGGCAGCGAGCTTCTCTGCGGCCTTGGCATCCGCCGGCCCGTAGCGGCGCACGAGGCGGTCGATCTGGTCGTCCGTGACGGCCGCGACCTTTCTGGCCCCGGCCAGCATGTCGTCGTGGGTCACATCGGCGAACACGGAGGCCGCCTGCGGGTTCGTGGCGGCATTCCGCAGGCTTTTGATCTCCTGCACCTTGCCTGACCAGTCGCTGGCGCCCTTCAGGCCGCCCTGCGCGCGATAGCGCAGCGCGCCCCCGACGTCGACGCGGACAACGCGGCCGCCCTTGAGCAGCAGGTTGTCGTATGTGGCGCCGGCGACGTCCCAATTTCCGAGCCATGCGTCGACCACGAAGCCCTCGCGGGTGCCGGGCTTGCTCGCCAGCGTGGCCGGGTCGGCCTTCTTGAGCCCCTCGAGCCAGCGGCTTGCAACGCTCGGCTGCCCCTTGTAGTCGAGGTATCGCAGCTCGGGCACGTCGATCCCGGCGGCCTCGTAGAGCTTCCCCGCCAGCACCTCGTTGCGTGCGATGTCCGTGGTCGTGTGCTTGAGATACCAGCTCACGCCGGTGTCGGCGTCCTGAAACAGCCCGCCCGGGTTCGAGCCTTTCTGCGGGCCGATCTGCGTCAGCGCATCCGGGTGGATCTCCACGTCCGGCGACTGGACTTGCCCCTCGTGGGCGCTCGGCTTCGGCTTCGGCTTCGGCTTCGGCTTCGGCTTCGGCTTGGCGGGCGTGGGCGTGGGCGCCTTTTCGAGCGCGGAGACGCTGTCCGTGTAGTGCTTGACGGTGTCGATGGCGCTCGGCTTGGTCTTTTGGGCCGCGATCCATTTCTGCGTCTGCTCAAACGCGGCTTTCTGGTCGCCGACGAGATCCCCCGCAGCGTGGTTGTCGACCAGCTCCTGCCATGTGGTCTGCGCGTTGGCCTCGGCCTTGGCATGCCCGAGCTTCGCCATGAATTCGGCCTGCGCTTGCGGGTCGAGCGCCTCGAGCGCGGCCTTCTGCGCGGGGGTCGGGATCTTGCCCTCGAGCACCTTTTTCTTGAAGCCGGACAGGGCGGCCGCCTGCGACGCCTTCGCCTGCTGCGCGGCCGCCACTTCCTCGACCTTGGCGAGCTTCTCGGTCGCCGACAGGCCGTCGAGGTGGCCGTCCGCGGTGAGCTTTTCCAGCGCCTTCGTTTTCAGCGTCTGGCCGGCCGGGTTTTGCTTGATGTCGGCCAGCTTCTGCGCCGCCGCGGCCTCCTTCGCCGCCGCCTGCGTTTTGGACTCGATGGCGGCCTGCACGTCGGCCTGCGCCGCGTCCGGCAGGTTGTCGTAGGCGGCCTGCGCGGCCGGCCCGGGTTGCTTGCCGGCGATCTTCGCCTGTTTGTAGTGCGCCAGCGCGGCGCTCTGCTCCGCCTTCGCCGCCTTGGCCTTGGCCGCGTCGAGCAGCTCGCTCGGGCTCATGGCCTTGCCGGCCTTGGTTGCCTTGACCTGCTTCAGGGCCGCGCCGAGGTATGGCGGGTTGTTGGCCTCGATGCCCTGCAGCTCCTTCAGCGCGGCCGCGTCCGGGGAGATCGTCTGCAGCCGGGCCTCGGCCGCCTTCTGCCCCTTGAGCCAAGCGTGGCGCGCGAGGTCGTCCACGGCGGGGGCGTACTGCTGCATCGGCCCCGGCAGCGCCTTCACCTTCTCGGTGAATAGCTGCTTGAGGTGCTCGAGGCGGGATTGGCCCACGTTGTAGTCGAACCCCGGATCGATTCCGTTCGGGATCCGGTAGGTGACGCCGTTGCGCGGATTCTTCCACAGGCGCGTGCCGTCCTTCGGCGCGTGCTTCGCGGGCTTGCGCCCGATGCTGTCGAGCTGGTCGCCGGAGAGCTGGATCACGCCGCAGCGGCAGTTGTAGCCGTTCGGCGGGTAGTGCGTCGCCCACCATTTGTCGCTGACCGGCAGGATCGTGTTGTCCCAATGGTGGTGCAGCGGCCGGGTGCGGTAGTCATCGATCGCGTCGTACATGAGGTACGGCGCGTCCTGCGCGTGGTGCTGGATCTCGCCCCACTCGCCCACGGCATAGGCGCTCTGCACGTTCGTGCGGAAGATCGTGTTGAGCCGGTGGGCGCTCCCGAGCTGTACCACCTGCGCCTTGCCGGTCACGGGGTCGGTCAGGGTGGCCTTACCCCACCAGCCCTTGCTCTGCAGGTAGGGCGTGAGCTGCGACCGGAATTCCTGCATCGACATGCCGCTGTCGATCGCCTCGGTGACCTTTTTCTGGACGTCGGCCAGCAGGTCCATGTCCATCATCTTCGCCACGGTGAAGGCGTTGACGTGTTCCTCGGCGAGCATGTCGGCGTAGTGGAAGGATTTGCGCAGGCCCTTGTCGCGCATGAACGACACGGCGGCCTCGGGCGTCATGTTGAATGCGCCGACGAGGCTGCCGTTGAGATCCTTGAACTCGAGGGTGTAGCCCACGGGTCAGCTCCGGGTCTGGCGCATGGCCCCCATGAGCCGGGCGAACACGCCGCTGCGCTCGAACTTCTGCACCAGCTCGGCCGGCGGATCTTCGGCGAGCAGCTCGCGCAGCTTCACCTCGAACTCCTGCAGGTCTCCGGTGTGCTCGGCGTACTGCACGAGCTGCGCCACGCGCTGCCCGAGCGCGCCCTCGTAGTTGCTGGCGAACCGCGTCGCCGCGGTTTTCATCGCCTCCTGATCCGTGCGCCGCCCCTGTCGGTGGCTGATGAGGTCGACCATCTCGGCGAACGCCTGCGGTGCGCCGCCCGGGGCTTGCTGCGGGTTGTTGGCGTCTGCCGGGTTGCCGGTGCCGGGGAATGCGGTCAGGTCTGGCGCCTGCTTTTTCTGCCAGCCGTCGCCGTAGGTCTCCTTGATGTATTCCTCGGTCGGCTCGTAGCCCAAGCCGAAGATCTTTTGGTCGCGCTCGGCCCGGGTGTTCAGATCTTCCTCGGGCTCGGTCTCGCGGTAGACCAGCGGGGGCGTGGCCCCGGGGAAATTCCACTCGGTCAGCCAGCGCACCGGGCCCTGCATGAAGGTCTCGTTCATGAGGTCCGCGTCGGCCTTCGTGATGTCGTTGCGGACTTCCATGTGAACCTCGGCCTGCGCGCGGCTCGATCCCGGGTCCGTGGTCATGGTCTGGCCGACCGTGACCTTGCTGATCGCCGCGTCCATCGCTCGCTGCAGGCCTTGATAGTCCGCGGTGCCCTTGCGGAAGGCCTCGATCAGCTCGACCTGCGCGTCGTCCGGCAGGACCATTGTGGCGTCGGTGTGGAATCCGGCGAGCATCTTGTGCAGGCGATCGCGGTAGTCTGCGTCCGCCAGCTTCCCCGCCGGGGCCTTGCCGACCGCGGTGGGGCTGCCGAACTTCTCCAGCGCCGTCAGCCACATTTGCACGTCGTTGCGCTTGAAGAACACCAGCCAGTAGAGGGAGTGCGCCAGCCCGAGCCCGTAGGGGTTGTCGCTGTGGTCGCTGCCGGTGCTGGCGGTCCAGAATTTGCGGTCTGGCATCTTGATCGGGTCGATCGCGTTATCCGCCAGCCACAGGCCCCCGTCGATGTCGTAGAGGAATCGGGCGCGATCGCGGACCTTGATGTCCTCGATCGTGACGCGCTGGCCGTCGCTGCCCCACATCATCTCGGCCACGCCGTGGCCGTAGAACACGGTGTAGAGCATCTTGTCCGTGATCGAGTCCCACTGGATCGCCTTCAGCGTGTCCTCGAGGAACTTCGCCGCGCTCTTGCTCGGCCCGTCGGTGGCGCCGGGCTCGACCTTCCACTCGGCCTGCGTCACGGAAAGGCGCCGCTGCTGCCACGTCGAGCGGACCTGATCGTCGCGCAGCAAATCCTGATACACGCCGTAGTTGCCGCCCTTGCGGCGCAGCACGTCGTCGTTGTTTGCGACGATGTCGTTCGTGAATCCGCGCAGCCAGCCGCGGTCCATGACCGCGGAGCGGGGCGCGAATTCCCCGCTCGGGGGCTGTCGCATCAGGGTGTCTTTCGTCGCCATCGTCCTGCCCTCAAAGTTGCGCGTCGTGCGAGGCTCGCCGGTTACCGACGCTGGAAATCTGGTCCCACGGGTCGAGGCTGCCGTGGCGGTTGGCGTACATCAGGGCCTGCGTGGTGGAGTCTACCCAATCGTCGTATGCCCCGGCCGGGAACAGGGTCAGCTCGATCTCGTAGGCTTGCTTCCACGGCACGGGGGTCGGGTGGAACACGCGCCCCTGTTCGTAGAGCGGGGTCACGGCCTGCGCGCGCGAGACCTTGTCTCCCACGGGCTCGATCGGCACGACCGTCAGATCCCACTCGGGATCCTGCCGCAGCTCCTGCACCAGCGCGGCGCCCGTGGCCTTGTCCTCGATCAGCACCGCGATCGGGCGGTATTCCTGCCCGAGCTGTTTGATCTTCGCCTTCTGCGCCGGGTAGTCCGCCTTGTCGCGCCACGCCTCGACGAGGAAGAAGCCGAGCCGGCTCACGGCCCACACGGTGATCGCGGTGTAGGCACTCAGCTCCGAGGGCTTCTGCGCGGTGTCGGCGCTCACGATGTAGTGGGCGTCTGGCGGGATCTCTCCGGCGCGGTAGGTGCGGAACCACGTGCTCTTGATCACGCCGCCCTCGGGGGTGGCGGTCCAGTCGCCGTCCATCCACGCCTTGACCAGCCACGGGGGGCCGACGCCGCGCAGGCGCTGGCGGTAATTCGGGTCTTTCTCCGTCAGCAGGACGTTGTCCTCGAGCCGGCTCGGGATGTAGA